CCATCCTATAATTCAAAGAATTTACAATACTACACAGCATACTAGTAAGAGAAGTGCCAGATGGTATTATGCCATGCAAAATAACTAAATCTCCTCCAACATCACAAATAGTGTATAATATAGTATGCTTTATACACAATAAAACATTCTTATCCTCCTGTGTTAACTTGCCAGTTTCTAATATCGGAATAAATAGTGTGTCTATAGCTGAAGAAACTACCTCAAATAGTGATACTAAATCACAACTTTTCAAGTCTAATGCTATAAACTGTTTGTATTTTGTAATACATTTGACAAATTTATCCCAATCTGTACAGTGAGGGTTTATGCCTACACTACACTCAGTATATGCACAATTTAAACACCAGTATCTATTAGTAGTCAGCAAATACTGCCTTATTATCATTTGCATAATTGTAGATGACATATAGAAGTATCTAGCTTTGCCAAGATCTATCTTCTTCTGAGGAGTAGCTTCATTTTTCAACATTGCTACTACCATTTCTGGAGTACATTGGCCAGATTTAAATTCATTAAGTTGTTTACGATATTCGTCCATAACATATGATTTAAAATACCAAGCATCATCTATTTGATCAGCATATTTGTTTTTATTTCCTGGCAAATGTGCTCCAAACGCACTAGACATATTCATACACCCTAGGAACTTTTTCCCTGGAACTCCATTAACAGTTTCAAATTCATTTAAAACCCGTATCTCATCTTTCCAGTATGATTCATTACTCCTATAAGGTTCCATAATCCTTTCTCTATAATCTTTGTTTGCCTTATGCAATAAGTCGATTCTAGTTAATGTACGCTTGCTAGAAAAAATTCTAGCCAAACTTCTTGTTCCATGGCGCTTATCCCCTCCATATCGGAAAGGAGCAGGTCCCCACGTTATATCTAAATTGAACTTTTCTTTTACTAATCCAGCAATAGGTGTATATACTACTTTTGCCTTAGGTGATATTCTACTAGGAACACTTCCAATCAGTTCAATAGAATCTATCCTATCTACCGTATCAAGAAAAGCTGACTTTTTATAAAAATCATAATTATGGATATGCTTTCCAAACCTGTCGAGTTTATCTAAGCCTAATTGAGTAACTATTCCTAAAGGCTCAAAATGTTTCATGGCTTCTTCAGCCTGTTCTCTTTTGAACATTACTGATACTCCAACTTTCCCCTCTATATTACCGCCAATATGCATACCGAGTAATTGAAAACCCTTGTGGGTTTGATCCAATAGTACCGCACCGCAAAGACCTTTAAAATTGTCAGCACTGTAAACATATGCCTGAAATTCAGGTACAGACTTATGGTTGGTTATAGATGCATTGTAATGAATATGTTTAGCATCGTATTTGGATAATTTTCCCAATTTATCCTTATAATATAACTGTCCCGTCATAATATCATCACAATGTGCAGAAGGGAGATAATTTAACAAGTTTTTGGTACGCATATGGTCCATATGTTTTTCCGTATAAATTATACACAAATCTCCATCACATTTATAGATATTGCGTTCATGCACTGAAAACTCAACATAAGCATTTCCAGGCAAATCTGTGCTCGGTATTTCTACTTTAGTAAGACGCATAGTCTTGCCTATAGCTTTAACAGCAAAGTGATGTGGGCAATATAAATATTTATTGGCAAAGGAAAAAACATTATCTATTTCTTCAGTTTCCAATATCTTGCAATAAAACAAATTCTTTACTGTAAGATTCTCTAACTCGGAATAATTAATGCTAGCCTTAGTAGTCGTTGGTGATACCATTATCTCTTTACGTGCAGCGTAATACTTAACTCTTTCTTCTGCGTCTAATTTAGGTATATCTTCTACTTTCACTTCATATCCCATCTGCGTTTCTATATACAATTGTTTAAAACTCTTACAAAGAGATGGTATAAAAGAAGTAATAATCAAAGATGCTCCACAAGTAGGGACAATCACATCCCTAATAAAGCTTGGATTATCCAACTTAATTTTCCTCTCATTATTAGAC